TAAGACTGGACGTATCCAGTTCGGTTACGCCAGCGGCGATTTCGCGCTGGTGGATCACTCGCTTGAAGGTCTGGTCCCTGTCGAATTGCAGCAGGAAGCCTTGGCCGGCGCAGCCGGTATCAACATGGGCACCCGCGCAATCCGTGGTGTTCAGCGAATCATGGAACTTGGCCGCGAGGTCGAGGGTGCAGCACTGGCCCGTAATGCGGCCCTGTATGGCGCCAACACGGTCACGCTGTCTGGCACTGACCAGTGGAGCAGTGGTGATGCGGCGGCCGATCCGTTCGCGGACATCTACGCAGCCCGCGAAGCAGTCCGCGCATCCATCGGCATGTACCCGAACGTCGCAGTGTTCGGACCTACGGTCATGTCGGCGCTGAAGCTGAACCCGAAGATTCTGGCCCGTGTCACGCCTACTGGGCGCGACCTTCCGAGCGTCGAACTGCTGCAGGCCATGTTCGAGATTCCACGCATCGTTATCGGAGGCGCAGTGCAGGCATCCGATGCAGGCGTGTTCTCCGACGTGTGGGGCAAGGACGTGATTCTGGCCTACACGGAACCGGGCAGCGCGGACGACATGGGATCGCCTAGCTTCGGCTACACGTACCAGCTTGCGGGTTATCCGTTCGTGGAAGACCCCTACGTGGATCGCAACCACAAGTCCACGATCTTCCCCTACACCGATGCGCGTCGGCCGTACCTGGTCGGTGCAACGGCTGGGTATCTCATCAAGAACGCTGTCGCGTAAGGAGCGGAATCATGGCTAAGGAATACGGCAAGGCCGACGCGAAAGTCGAGACTCTCAAGCCCGAGGAAATGGGCGGGGCGCCGACGCCGGAGAAGTTGGGCCGGATGTTCGCGGAACACGATTCAGATGCACCTGGCACCGAGCAGGCTCCTGACCCTTCGCCCTTCAGTGGCGACCCTGCTCCTGCACCTGCACCTAAGCCTGCAGCGCCCAAGAAATGACAGCGCCTGCAAAGCCAAGGAACGAGCCGGTAGCGGAGCCGTCTGTTGTGGCTCTGAACGTGGACGAGCCGGACACCGAGACGGAATCGGAGAAGTACGAAGTTCTGCAGCCGTTCAAGCACGCCGGGAAGATGTGCGAGCCCGGTGCAACGATCAGTCTTTCGTCCGAGATGGGTCAGCACATGGCTGGCCTGCGGTTCGTTCAGCGCAAGGTCTGAGCAATGCCTGGCGTGTTTCTGACTGATGACTTGGACGGGATGCTGGGAACTGCAGAGTTCGCCAGCGCAGTCGTAGTCACTTCAGGGAAGCACGCCGGGGAGCGACTGGCAGGCGTTCTGGAAAACCCGTTTACGGAGTCTTTCAGCGTCGAGAGCAATTCGCCGGTCCTGCTTACAAAGTCCAAACCGGAACTGTCAGAAGGTGACGAAATCCGGCTGCTGGACTACGCGGGACTGCCGCGGAATTACCGGCTGAGATTGCCGGAACCAGACGAAACAGGCGTAACCCGTTACCCGTTAATCGAGGTCTGACGTGCATCGGCGGCGGGTAGTCCGAGATGCAACGGTGGCGCGGCTTATGGGCCTCCCATTGACGGCCGATAGGGTCTACAGCGGGGCGCGTGCGTCTCGCAATCTGCCCGATGAGCGGATGCCTGCGATCAGGGTCCACACGCCGTCTGAGCAGATGCAGTCCGAGGGAACGATGCTGGGCCGCATCTCCCCATACCACCGCATCACGGTTCGCCTAGAGGTTGTGGCGAAAGACCCCAACGAGGTCGAAAACATCGTTGACGACATTTGCGAGCAAGTCGAAGGCCGGTTCGATACCGACCCGACGTTGGGCGGTGCTGTGGTGCAGATCGACTACCAGTCCACAGACATTGATTTTGAAGACGAGGACCAGCTAGTGATGCAGGCCACGTTGACCTATGAAGCCGAATTTATTCAGGAGTAGGACATGGCAACTCTGATTGCCCGCAATACGCGGTTGGAAGTTGGCACCACTTTGGGCACGCCGGTAACGGTTACTGCGGTCACGAAGGCGACAGAGGGGGTGGTTACGGCCGCAGCCCACGGATTTGCCAACGGTGACGCAGTGGTGTTCACGGCGACCGGCATGGTGGAACTGGACGGGCAGATTGGCCGGGTTGCATCGACGGCTACCAATACGTTCAACATCGAGAACTTTGATACCACGCTGGCCGGTACGTTCACGGCCGGCACGGTTACGAAGGTCACTGCCTGGGCGACCTTCGCTAAGGCGCAATCGGTGGAAGCCGGTTCTACGACTGCCGACCGTCGGGACGCTACGGTGTTGCTGGATTCCGCCAAGCAGTACGTCTACGGCGCGTCCGACTCTCCGGAAATCACGGTCAATGGCCTCTCTGACCTGAACAGCGCGTCCGTCAAGCTGGTTGCTAACGCTGCCAAGACGAACGCTTCGCTGAACTTCAGGCTGACGTTCAACGGTCAGGCAGAGTCGCGCCTGTTCCGTGGAACTACGACCCGCCCCGGTGAGTCCATCACGGTTGACCAGTTGGTGACAAGCTCGTTCTCCATCAGTCAGCAGGGCGAACGGATGGCATACGCCTCCTGATATGCCGGTCAGCATTGAACAGCTACGCAAGAGCAGGCGCCGGGACGTTACCGTAGGTCGGTGGACGTTCACGGTGGAAGTTCTCCCTACCGACGCATTGTTCGCACTGATGCAGGGGCCCGAAAGGGAAGACCCGTTGTTGCTAGGAGCGAAGATTTGCAAGGAATGTGTAGTTGGCTGGAGCGGCGTACTGGAGCGCGACATCGTGCCGAGTGGGACGGATGACCCGCTGCCGTTCAACCGTGACCTGTTCAGGGAATGGGTAGCGGACAGGGACGACCTGTGGGACCCCATCGCTAACACGATGTACAGCGCACGGACAGACCTGCACGCTAACAGGGAGGCCGATACAAAAAACTAGCGGCGCGTCTGGAGTGGCACAGGGCGTACCCAAATGGTAAGCCCGACGAGAACACCGAAGACGCGCCAAGCCTGAACGCGGTAAACAGCCAGGCATTAAAAGCCTGGAATCTGATGGGCGGCGCGGTTGATTGGGGCGCCTTGGACTTGATGGTGGAACTTCTAGGCGTGAATGAGGTAGAGCGGTTCATTCACGCGCTGGTGCAGATACGGGACGAAAGCGGAAGTGACCACGATAAGCCTGACTGACCGGGGGTTCCTGAATAAAGCGTCCATAGACAAATCCTTCGGCCGCGCCAGGAAAGAAATGCTTCGCAGGGCGGTTGTCGGTGTCAGGACTGCAGCGCCGGGTATGCAGGCAAGCGTGCAGGTCCACGTAGCGTCCGCACTGAAGGGCAACAAGGCCGCACGGTCCATACGTGCGAAGGTCTGGAACCAGAAGCCGAACCGGTTCCCTGCGTTGCAAATCTCCAGCAAGATTCCCTGGCTTGGCGTCCACCAGAACGGTAAGACCATCCGCGGTCGGATGCTGATTCAGATAGGGCGCACCAGAGGCACTAGGAAGGCATTCATGGCCCTTGTGTCGTCTCTGATGGCATCGGGCAATGCCTTCTTCAGAAAGGCCAAGGACGGGCAGGTATACCTGTTTGCCAAGCCTCCCAAGGGTACCCGTGGGTTAGCTGGCGCCCGACGCATGGCGCGTGCAGCAAAGCAGGCGGCAGGCCAGCGCGGGACCATCAAAAAGGACGAGGCTTTTCCTATTGCAATGCTGGTCAGTTCCGTGACCATCCGCAAGCGCCTGAAGGTTGACGACGTAATCAACGCCGGGATACCTCGCCTTGTGCGTGCGATCCAAGGGGCAACCTGATGGCTATTCGGGATGTCGTCTCCTACCTGATTAGCGCCGAGGACCGGACCCGGCAGGCTACACAGAGCGCCAAGAACAACCTGCAGGGGCTGCAGCAAAGCTACACGGGCGTTCAGGCATCAATGCGTGCCCTGTCGAGCGTAGGCGGGGCTTTGGCCTTTGGCGGTGTGGCTATCGCTGCCAAAGAAATAACGCAGTCGATCATCGAAACCCGCGTGGCATTGGAGCGCACGCGGAACACGCTGACGCAGGGTGTCGGCGCCGAGAATGTTGCAGCAGAACTGCTGTTTGTCCGGAAGGCGGCTAATGACTTCGGCCTGTCGCTGTCGGATGTGTCGCAGTCCTATGCACGGTTTGCTGCGGCATCCAGGGGAACTGCGCTAGAAGGCCAGGCTACACGGGACGCTTTCCTTGGTATAGCGACTGCGGGTTCTGCGCTGGGGCTGTCGTCGGACCAGATGAATGGTGCCCTTACGGCCATCCAGCAGATGATGTCCAAGGGCACGGTCAGCGCAGAGGAATTGCGCGGCCAGTTGGGCGAGCGGTTGCCGGGTGCGTTCCAGATTGCTGCCCGCGCTATGGGCGTCACGACGGCTGCCCTGAGCGACATGCTGCAGAGCGGGTCCTTACTGACCGATGACTTCCTGCCAAAGTTCGCGGCGCAGCTACAGAAGGAACTTGGAGGCGGTGTAGAGGCCGCGGCGAATAGTGCCTCCGGTTCGATGAACAAGCTGCAGACGGCCTGGGATGACCTGAAGCGCACCCTGTCGGTAAGCCCGGTGGGCGACAAAGTGTTCTCCGGCATCGGCATGCTAACAACGATGCTAGAGAGGCTGAATCAGGTAACGAATGCCCAATCGTTAGGTGTGTTTCCCAACAGTTTCATGGGCTACACAAAACAAGAGGAAGCGTTCAACCGTGACCTAATGAACAACCCGGCCTCCTTGGGTGAGAACAGGGTACGGACAGAGGGAGGCGACGACCCGACAGGGGCAAAAGCAGCAGCCGCGGAACTAAAGAAGGTACAAGCAGAGGCGCAGAGGGCAGGGGACAAGCTAGCCGAGATGGGCACGAAGTACAAACCATCTTCGGAGAAGCTGAAGGAAGACATCGCAGAAATTAAGCGGCTGGGGGAAACCGCGAGGAAGTCAGGCGACAACACATGGTCGCAGGCGAGAGTAGACAAACTGATTGCGGATAGGCGGGCCCGAGAGCCCAAGGGGCCAAAGGCGACGAAGCCGCTGTCAACGCCGATGGAAAACACCATCAAGGTCGACTCCGGTATGGACCGGGAGCAGTTGCAGACCGACCTTGCACGCCTGCGTGCGGACTTCGCTGGCGTCGAGAACGCGCAAAAGAACCACCTGCAGGTTATGGAAGCCCAGCGGGCGGCCAATCTGATAGGAGAGGAAGCCTACTACGACCAGCGGATACAGTTCGCAGAACAAAACTCCAAGACTCAGGCGGCCCAGCTAGGTGCAGAGAACGAACGGCTGGCGCAGCAGAAGGCGCTTATTCAGGCGCGTATGGAAGCCGAACAGGCGGCGCTGAAGGTAGAGGCTGACCGCCAGGCGAAGGGCGCCCGGAACCCCGACGAGCGTAATCAGGCCAGGATTAAAGCCGAGAACGATATGCGGGAGTCAACGGCACGCGCCACCCAGGAGCAGATGGGGCTGGACCGCGAGATGGCTGATAACGTGGCGCAGATAGCAC